CTAGCCTCACTGTAGGACAAGGTGCTACTCCAATAACGTCACAAAGCAGTGCTAATTCTCAAGTTGTGACGTGCCCAACAGGGGGAACTACAACGAAATACTGCGATGCGGCGGGTGCGTGGGTGCCCGCAATCCAAATCCGCGCCGGAACGTGGAGTATCAGTGCGACTACATCCGTAGCTGTTACGTTTGCGACGGCTATGGGCGTCACGCCAACGAACTGCTCCGTCACGCCATCTGCGAGTACGGCTACTACTGGGCAGCCATTCGCGACGGCATTAGCAACCACTGGATTTACTGTCAATGTGCCTACGAGTGGAACGATTGCGGGCACCTACTCGTGCGACGTGAACAACGCGAACTAGGGAATATTCGTGGTTTATACCCAAGCCGCAAGGGGCTTAGGGACTGAAGTAGGGGGGCAAATGAACCCGCACCCAACAAACGCCAGTCAGTTCGGTGCGGTGAACGCACTCCAAAAGGACATTGAGCGGCTGACCAAAGAGCGCGATGCGCTTTCTAAAGAGCGACAGGATTCGCAGACCCTACTCCTCAAGGACCATAGCGTAACGTTGGCCGACATGAAAACCACGCTCGACCTTCTAATGGAGCGCACAAAGGATTTACCCGAAACAGCAAAACGGGTCACGCGGCTGGAATCATGGAAGGCATTCGTGGCCGGGATTGCCGCTGCGTGTACGATGATCGGTAGTGTGATTGGTGTTATTGTCGGCCTCATCTTCACGAGGTTAAAGTAATGGTTTGGCTGCGTTTGCAGCGGGAAGGGAACGCGCTATGAAGATTTCCTGTCTATTCTGGGCAGTCGTACTCGCAGTTCTGGGGGTGTAAAATGAAATTACCTGAACCGTTCTGGGCAGTCGTACTCGCAGTTCTGGGGGTGATCGTTGCATTGGCCGTACTTTTTCACCCGAACCCGGCCGCAGTTGGCACTGCGGTCCTCGCAATCGCAAGCAACCTCGTCAGCGGTGCCCTCGGAGCCTTTGCCGGTCACGCAAGCGCAACCAGCAACTCGACAGGGCCCAACGCTACAATCAATAACCCAGGCGCCACCTTTCCCGGTGACGCAACCAAGTAGCACAGCGCCAGAGGAGGCGCATAACATGAGCGTTATCTCCGCAATCGAAAGTGTCCTTGCCAAAGCAGAAAAGATTTTGGCGTCTTGGTGGGGCAAAGAACCCGCCTTTTACAATATCCTGAGCGTCGGCGTCAATGTCGTCGGCATTTCTCTGGAAACCGTATTCACGCTTGAAAGCAACGGTCCGGCAGCGACTCTCGTGGGCGATATTGTGTCGAAGGCGCAACAGGAACTTCTGGCCGTGGACACGTTAGTGAAAACAGTCGGACCAACGCCTTCTGGAAAGAGTTTGCTCGCGGGCGTCGCAACGGACCTGGGAAGCCTGGAGAAGGCGGCAAACATCACCAATCCTCAGTCCGTCGCCGCCGTCAATCTGGCAGTGAGCACGGTCAACACGCTGGTAAGTTCCTTCCCAGTCACTACTCCTCCAGCAGCCCCGACAGCGTAACCTGATGAACTGGCAGACCGCCAAACTTATCAACGAATCAATAACCAAGTAGAAGAAGAACTCCAAATGGACGGGATGCATAAATGAACCGCTGGATTATCAACACGCTCGGAATCGTCTCGATATGCGCCGTCTGCCTCATAGGGTGGGCGGCGTATTCCGTTGGGCGAGAAGTAGGCCAGTTGTCGCTCAAAGTATCCCTCACATTCTCAAAGGTTAATCAGGCTCTCGACACAGTCAATGCGCTCTGTGCTCCGGGGCCGTGCGGCACGCTGGCGAACGTGGATAAGGTCGTGGTCAAGGTTGGGGATGCGATTGTGCAGACTCAACTGGTAGAGCGCGGTACATCTCCGCATGTAATCGCCGCGATGGACACCTTGAACGCGAGCGCTAGCAAACTCGGAGGGACGGCTGATGCCTTGACAGGAACGGCTCAGGGCGCGACACAGACCCTCGCTGCCGCCTCCACAGACCTAAAGACGCTAGATACATCCCTGACAGCCTTCCCACCGCTCCTAGAGCGTTCTACGGCCACTGTGGGGGACTTGGACGCGCTTCTCAAAGATAAGGCCGTCTATGGGACGCTGGATAACGTGCAGAGCATGACTTCCTCGGGTTCGGCTATCCTGATAGACGCTCGGACGCTGGCAGACAAGACGACTGGCGACATCCTCAAACCTAAACCGTGGTGGCAGAAAATTGGCCCCTACGGAAACGATCTGGTACGTGCCGGGTGCTTGCTTACCGGTAGATGTCCATAAGGAGATTTCATGCTGACGCTCATCCAAGCTATAGCCCGCATGGAGGGTTTTGGCCCTCCTGTAAACCGTGCAACGCGAAACAATAATCCCGGCAACCTCAACTTTGAACCCTGGCAGGAAAGCGCACCCTACCATGCCGTGCTGGAGACGATCCCAGCCGGAGTGGAGGAGACCGCCCGGTTCGCCCGATTCCCTTCGCCTGATGCCGGATGGGGCGCTATGCGGACGCTGCTCATGGGAAGCTACCTCGGCATGAACCTCGCGGCGGCGCTCAACAAGTGGGCACCGCCCAGCGATGGGAACAATCAGAGCAGCTATCAGGCCAGCGTCTGCTCATGGATGGGCGTTGCTCCGGAGACTGTGCTTACAGAGGAACTGATCGGCTAACCCGATACGGAAAGGAGTCGTTGCGTTACGTCAGAGCGGAGATGGGCATCCTTCGGGATGCCCTTTCTCTTTGCCTAAATTTCTTGGCTATTTGCCCACGCGTAAACGGTTGTGCGCAATCTCTTTAACTTGAGCAAGCTGAGAAGCTTGGGGCCTGGTTCACGGTTGCCGCGCAGCACGTCAGATAGATAGGCCGCAGAGAGACCTATCGCCGTGGCGAACGACCGCAGCGACCTTTCTCCCTGCTTCTTGCGTATCATCTCGTTGACTTGAGTACGATCAAAAGTCTCCATGCTAGGAATGTACCCCTATTCCCCGTCGCTTGTCTACAGAAAAAGTGTTGTACGCACAAACGCTTGACAAGTGCGCGGCGTGGGGTTTACCGTGTTCCAAGAAAGGAGAAAATAGATGAAAGCATCCGAATTCGCACTGAAGCTCCGCAAGTTGGCCGACGGTCTCGACAAGGCTCCCGAAGCGGAAATCTATACCTACGTTTCAATCACCCCAGCCCACAACGATAAGCAGACATTCCTCGCACTGGCGAAGCTTATGCCCCGTCCCTTAACGAAGAAGATTCGCTACGAGGGCACAAACTACCAGGATTTCACTCTCGAAGGAGACGGGTTCTTTCTCGGCATCCGCATGATTTGCACGCTCATTGAACCGGCCAAGCCAGCCGTCTACGATTGCCCGTCCATACTATCGGAAGAAGAAGACGACGCGCTAGGGGCACTCTGATGACCACTGCAACACAACTCCGCGAGGATGAACAAATCTTTTGGAATGGAGTGTTTGGAATATGAGCCTGAAAATCGTGAAGGCGTCTGAACCGATGCCGATTCAGAACATTGTTATTACTATTTACGCCGGGCCAGGTCTGTGGAAGACAAGCATTGCGCAGACCGCTGAAGCCCCATTGACGTTGGACTTTGACCGGGGGATATACCGCGCATTCAACCGCAGGGATTCTGTCGTCATTGACAAATGGTCAGACGTGGAAAGCATGAGCGCCGAAGACCTGAAACCGTTCAAGTCTATCGTGGTGGATACCGCTGGACGTGCGCTTGATGTTCTGTCGCACGACATTATCAACGGGAATCCTAAGATGGGACGGAATGATGGTAGCCTATCCCTTCAAGGATTCGGAGCACTCAAGAGTCGCTTTGCTCAATGGCAATCTTTTCTGCGTTCTCAAGGCAAGGATATTATTTTGATTTGCCACATGGACGAGCAGAAGAACGGCGATGATACGCAGGAACGGATTGACGCTCAGGGTTCTAGCAAGAACGAGATTTACAAGTCTTCCGACGCCATGTGCCGAGTTCGACT